CGCCGTCATGAGCGTCGCATACGAATACGGAATCTCAATCGTCACGTAGTCGTGCTCGCCCTTTTGTTCTTTGTCCTGCCGGCGCGCCCGGTCGAGGTCCTTCTCCGGCACATACGCGTTGAATTGCTTCTCCATCTTCGCCATGTCGGCGAAGCGGCTATCATACGCATCGTGCGCCAGGCGCAGGCGACCCCGAAGCCACTCCGACACCTTCCGATGCTTCTCGGTCCCGAGCTTGAGCGTCGCTGCTAGGGGATTCATGGACATGCTGCAAGCCTCACCGTTTGGTATTCCCGCTCATCCATCACGCTGAATTCCCCTTCAATCGCCTCGGTATCGAGGCCGGCATACGCCCGCAGCGCGGGGTTGAGCATAACGATCCCCATCGCCAGCGCATCAAGGATGTCATCCTCAGCGTCTGGGTCTTCCGGATTATACATGTCGAGTTGGGTGACTAGCTCCACCATCGAGTGATGGATGTGCAGATGGCCATAGTTTAGAATCCCCGCTATCGCCGCGATGATTCGATTGGACTTTCGCTCAGTGGCCTTGATTTCCTGAAGCGGCACCCACAGCCGCCGCCGCTGCATTTCCTGTTCGATGTGCCACTTGAGTGTTCGCTGATACGCAACCGCCTCGACTCCCGCCCGTTGAAGCGGCGCGTGGGCCATAGCCAGCTCAAAAAACTTTGCGCTTGTTTTTCCGGGGTCCATAGCCTGCGCGGCGTGATACCCGCAGACGTAGAAATCCTTGCCCCGTGCGCCTACCACCATCACCACGTTCTGGTCGGCCTTCCTCGAATCCGACGAGGCCGGGTCGATCGTCAGAACCTTCGTCATGTCGTCGGGGAGGGCGGACCAGTACTGGAGTTTCTCGACGTCGAACGGCTGAATCTCGTCGATTACCACCTCGCATTCCCATTCGCGCATCCAGTTCCGATACATCCCGCGGGCAATAGCGCCCGCCTTTTCGACCTTCAATTCCGCCGTCGGAAACCGCTGAGCCCAACGACTTTCGCCATTTTCATCAAATACCGAGTACTTCCTGTTATTCCACTGTGGGTCCGCCGCGCAAAGCATAGCAAGGTCATAGCGGTTAAACGGGGTCTGGGCGAGAACCGCTTTCGCCCGAGGCGCTTCACTTGCCGGCGCAAGGCTATTGATGAGCGCGCCCATAAACCGATCGGCAACTTTCCCTCTCTGTTCCTTCGTCGCAGTGTTTTCTTCGTCGAGCACGTCGTCGGCGATAATCAAATCCGGGCGATAGTCATCAAGGTTGAAGCCGCGAATCTGGCCCGTGATCCCGACGGCGAAGACGTTAATCGTGTGCCCCTCAACCTCGTGGGCAATCTCAATCCACTCATCCGTCCACTTCGACCCTTGGCGAAGACCGAAGGGCGAGAGGCGCGGGTTGGATTCAATTTGCCGCTTGAGCCACCGAATCGAATGGATCGCATGCCCCTGGCTCGACGAGGTATACATGATCGTCCGGGAGATCCCGTAGGCGATCCGTTGCAGCGTGAAGGCGCGGAGCAGGGTCGTCTTCGCCGAGCCGCGAAAGCAAAGAAACTCATTGTACCGCGTCGGCGCGTAGAGCATCGCCGCCATGTCGTGATGCATCGCGGGCGAAGTCTGCCGGAACGTTTTCGGCAGGAACACTTGGCCGAACAACACCAGCGACTCTGCGCCAAGGGCAACAGCTTCCGCAGGGGACAGTTCAATCGGCGCGTTCACAACGGCGGGGAAGACAAAGAGGTCGGGGCTGAAGGAGGAAGGTCAGCGTCCACAAAGATGCCCCGACCGACGAATCATCATGCCTTGTAGTCGGGGAATATCGCCCCGATGGCGCCGGCGACGGCGAGTCCAAACTGCAGAATCGCCTCGCCCTGTTCGTAGGTGAAGAGGGCGAACGACGTCCCCAGCAGCACCAACCCGCGCCAGGTCGACGCCTCGGCCAGCCGACTCAACACATACCGCTGGAACTCAATCATTTCCGCCGCGGCGGTTTCCCGCCCCTTTTCTTGCAAGCCATGTTAACCTCCCTCGATTTGCTTGACAACGGACACCCCCTCGATGATCCGCTCCCGGGCGGCAGCAAGGGCGTTTTGGTCCAAAAGAAAAATGTTGTTTTGTTGGGCTGGCGCGCCGACGCTCTTCGCAGAATATCCAAGAGTTTTGAGCGCGAGTTCCGCAGTCTCCTTGATGAAGGCGCGCTCGATCAAGGGCTGGTGCGCACTCATCTCGATAGAGACTTCGAGCTGTTCGGCGAGACCGTCAAGGGCGCGCGAGGCGACGCCGCGGAGCTTCGAGGGGATATCGGCGAGGACGAGGGAGTCGGCGGTGCCTTGGAGCGAACGGATGTGCGCTTGGAAGGCATCCGAGTGGATTAACTGGGAGAGCCAAGGTTGGGTGTAGCCGAGTTCCCGACTACAATCCCCAAGCGAGCGATCGGGGTTTTCGAGGAGCCAGCGCGCGACGGCGAGGTGGCGGTGGGAGAGGTTGGCGATGGACATGCGCGCATGATGGGCCAGGCGCGGGCTGAAGTCGAGACTTCGCCCGTTAGGTTGGCGCGGGGGCGCGGAGCGGCTTGGGGGCCTCCGGGGGTTGGGCGAACGCAAGACGATGGCGCAGGGGGTGCCTTCGGTCCGGTGTCAAGACGTTGGCGAGCGAAGCGAGCCAGGCGAAGCGAGCCTAAGCCATGCCTGGGATAATTGCGAATTATCTGTGGCATTTGGTAGGTACCTGTAAGCAACCCCGTGAAGCCTTAGGCGGGGCATACCCCTGCCCCGCCTGGGGGGCAGGCCGGTGGCATAGGCGGCGATGCCAGCAGCATGGTGGCCACCATACGCTAGCGTATGGTGCTGGCTTGCCATTGGCATTATGCCATCAGCAATATGTTGACCTGGCGCGAGCTCCAGCAAAAAACAGTTGACATCCCCCCAGGGTTGAGGCATTATGGGGGGGAGCAATCCCGCTCAACAACTGGAGACCGATCATGACCCGCAACGAAATTCACGCGCTCGTTTACCTTGGTGTGAAGCCCGAAACCGTAGTCGACGCGTCGACCCTAGCCGCAATCGCCGAGCGGCTGGTCTACACAACCTTGGAGCAAAAACAGCCAGACAAGTGGTTCGAAACCACGATGCGCAATCTTCAGGCCGCTCGATCGGCCGTCCTTCGATAGGAAACTCTACATGCGCAGCGTGCTGCGCATGTGGGGCAATCCTGCCCACTATCATCGGAGATTCAAAATGGCAAAAGCAAAACTGGAAGGCACCACCTTCGCATACGAAGTCACGGAGGGGAAGACGTTCAGTGCCTCTCTGTTGGCCCTGTTCCCGGAATGGGAACAGCTGAGTGAGGCGGGGCGTAAGGTTATCGCCTTCGCTCTCAAGACTGCCGCCCGCAATGCCACCGCGGGAAAGATGGGTGACGAAGACGGCATCGTGGAAGCGTGCGAGGCGGTAAAGACCCGGCTGGAAGCGTGGGCGCGAGGCGAATGGCAGGCGGCCCGCGAATCGGGGGCTGCAGGGGAATCCCAAGCCTCAGTCTTGGTTCGCGCTCTGGCCCGTGCCCTTGGCTGCACCACCAGCGAAGCCCAAGAGCAGATAACCTCGGCGATCGCCGAGGCTCTCGAAACCGCATCCCTGGACGCGGAGACCGAAGACCCTGAAGAAAAGAAAAGGGTTCGCGCGGTCGCCAACGCGGTGCGCAAGGCATTCAAGGACGCAGTTGCGGGAACCTACGCTCAGGTGGAAGAGGAAGACAAAGCCAAAAAGGCCGCATCGGCCAAAGACAACTTGGCCGCACTCGGGGCGTTGGTCAAGCGCTAGACGAGGCCGGGGGGCGAAAGCCCCTCCCCCCTCGCTGGACTCCAGGGCACCCTTCGGGGTGCCTTTTTTCGTGGCGCGGAGCGCCAGGGCGCCCTTGGGGCGGCATCCCGCGCAAGGCGCGGCATCGGGACGTTCGTTGGATTTGTTTCTACATCCACCCCAACAACCACTACCCGATTACCCCACTACCCGACAACCTAGGGGGTACGGCCCTCTCTATTTACTCGGGTCTTGGGATAGCCGGGTCACGGCGTCTAAATGATGGTATCCTTTACTACATTTATATTTTTTTTTTTTTTTTATGTAGAGCAGTAGGTCTATACCCAAGCATCCACTTCCACATACCCAGATGCCCGGAGACCCCAGTAAAGATAGATGGCGGTACCCCCCAAGTTGTCGGGTAGTGGGGATTTGTTGTTGTGGGGTTGGTAGGGGAAGTAGGAATGAATCATGGCAGAATACTTGACACTTCCACGCGCGGCGCGCATAATGGGCCTTCGGCGAGGCTCCGCCAACGCACCACCCAACCAACTTAAATAGGAGTTAGTCATGGCTAAAGTGAAAGAGTCCAAGCCCGTGCACGGGCGCGCCCTTCTCGAACGATTCCCTCAGTGGTATTTCGAGGTTGAAGACTGGGTCTTGCAGGATAAGGAGAGGTATGAGTATGTGCATGAGTGTGGAACGCCCGCGGAGGCTAAGTCGTTGA